ACTAAGTAATGTCTAGAGTTTTTTCACAAGAAGATGGTAGTATTGATACAGCATCGATAATTACTAGTCGAAAGAAAGTCTATAAAGATATAGATCTTACTTTTGCTGCGAGAACGATGGGTGATGTTTTTAAGAAAACAGATGCTGCATCAGTTAAACAAGCTGTAAAAAATATATTATTAACTAATCATTTCGAAAAACCTTTTACCCCTTTCTTTGGAGGTAATTTACACGCTTTCTTATTTGAAAATATTGAAGATTTAGATGAAATGGAAATTATGGATCATGTAAGTGCTGCAATAAACAATTATGAACCAAGAGCAATTATAAGATCTTTAAAAGCTAATGCGCGACCTGATTATAATTCTATAGAATTAATTATAAGATTCCAAATTATTAACACATTTGAAAACGTAGAATTAAACGTAGAACTTACGAGGTTAAGATAATGGCTACAACAATAAAATCATCCGATTTAGATTTTAATACGATTAAAGCAAATTTAAAAAGTTATTTTGCACAACAAACAGAATTTGCAGATTATGATTTCGAAGCCTCGGGTTTAAGTAATATATTAGATGTTCTTGCATATAATACACATATTAATGGATTAACAGCAAACTTTGCATTAAATGAAGCATTTTTAAATACCGCGCAATTAAGATCATCTGTATTATCGCATGCAGCAAATTTAGGTTATTATCCAAGATCGAATACCTGTTCTCAAGCAGTTGTTACTGTAACTGCAAATACTAGTGATACTATTACTGGAAGTGCTTCTCTTCCAAGATTCAGTTCCTTTACATCATCAATTGACGACGTTACTTATACTTTTAGTACTATAAGTGAAACAAGTGCATTGAATGATGGATCAGGAGGATTTACATTTAAAAATCCAGATGGAACAAGTAGCATTGTCATTAAAGAAGGCGTACAAAAAACTAAAACATTTTTAGTAGGTAATCAATCTGATAATGCAGTTTATGTTATACCTGATACAAACGTAGATACTTCAACATTAGTAGTTAGAGTATTCGATAATGTAAATTCACAAAGTTTTACTGAATTTGCAGATATTCGTAATGCTGTTAATATAACACCAACATCAAAAGTTTACATCGTAAGAGAAGCACCTAATGGATTTTATGAACTCATATTCAGTGAAGGTAATGTATTAGGACAAGCACCTATTGCAGGAAATCAAATTATTGCAACGTACTTATCTACAAAAGGTGCTACTGCAAATAATGCATCTTCATTTACCGGAGCAAATTCAATATCTATAGGTGGTACAACTTATAATTTAACTGTTACAAAAGTTTCAAATTCTGCAGGTGGTGCCGATAAAGAATCTCTTGATTCAATAAAACTAAATGCGCCAACTGCGTTTGCTGCACAACAAAGAATGGTTACAGCAGAAGATTATAAAACATTAATTATTGGAAGATATAATAATGTTTTAGATGACGTTATTGCTTGGGGTGGTCAAGATAACATTCCTGCTACATTTGGTAATGTGTATGTAAGTTTAAAATTTAAAACTGCTATAGCCTCTAATATCCAACAAGAAACAAAAGATTCTATTAAATCAAACTTTGCAGCCAATTTATCTGTAATGTCAATTGATACCGTTTTTGTTGATCCTACCGAAACTCATATGGAAGTCAATGTTAAATTTGATTTTGATCCTGATTTAAGTGGTGATACCGTAAACTCTACGCAAATTCTAATTAAAAATAAAGTCGGTGAATTTTTTACAGCTAACTTAGGATTGTTTGGAAGAACATTTCGAAGATCTGCATTATTAACAGAACTTGATGCATTATCACCAGCAATTTTAAATAGTAGTGCAACTGTTAATCTACAAAGAAGAATATCGGCACCTACAGATTTTCAATTTAATGTTTCAGCGCCGGTATCAGTAGAATTTCCTGCAAGACTTGCATTGCCAGACGATGAATTACATATCATTAATTCGTCAATATTTACATTTAACGGAGTATTAGCAAGATTGCGTAATAAACTTAGCTCAACAACATTAGAAATTGTCGATGTTAATACAAGCGGAATACTTAATGAAAATGCCGGAAGCTATGATCGTTTAAATGGTACAGTTCGTTTAGATGATACATTTAACATTAGTGCACACGAAGGAGCATTTATAAAAATAAGTGCAACACCTGATAATCAAAGTACAATCAAACCATTAAGAAGTCACGTATTATTATATGATAAAGATACTTCGCTTTCTTCTGGTACCATTGATACACAAAATACATTAGCAGTAATTACAACATAATATGGCTCATACAGTAAAAGATTATAATCGGAAAAATATTACTTTAACAACATCTAAAGTTGGTGAAGTAGTACCGCAATATTTTGGTGAAGAAAATTCTAAACTAATTGAATTTCTAGAAAAGTATCAAGATTTTTTAGACAGCGATCAAACCGGTGGTTTTGGTTATAAGATTAAACAACTTATTCACGCAAGAGATGCAGACAGAGTCGATGCAGATGAGCTTGATTCAATCATAGAAGAAATAGGCAATGGATTAAAATCAGCATCATTCTTTCAAAAACCAAGATTAATGACTAAATTACTTGGTGATTATTATAGAGCAAAAGGATCATTTAACTCAGCACAAGGTTTTTTTCGTGGTTTCTTTGGTTTAGAACCAGAAATTAGTTATCCTAAAAAAGATATATTTACGGTTGGTGAATCTAATATTGGATTTGAAGCTCAAAAATTTTTAGTAAACGCAGGCATTTATCAAGTCTTTTCAATATTAATTAAGTGCGGTATATCGACATTAGATTATGAAACGTTATATAAAAAGTTTGTACATCCAGCTGGATTTCATTTTGCAGGTGAAGTTATTGCGGTTGATGAAGGTATTTTAGATGTTGGTGTACCATCTGGTGAATTTCTTATTGATCCACTTGAACCTGATAGTCCTGATTTAGTTACAGTAGGTCAAGCTTTTGTAACTCCATTAACTGGAATAAGATCTGACGGAACGGTTCAGCAAGATGTTGCACCTACTATACCATTTAGAGAAATGACTGTATTATTAGATTCTGGTGGTGATGTAACTTATACTACAAATGATGCATATAGAGTTGATCCGTACGGTACATCGATAACAGATATTCAATTTTTAATATCAGGTAATTTAAATAAATTTTATTCTAATATTGCAGAAATACTTACGCCTAATTCATTTACATTTGATGATAGTGATACAGGCGCAACTGCAGCAAATTCTAGACCAGATTTTTCATTAACAATAGAAACTATGGACGATGATAAGTTTACTACATATTTGAGCGATTCTGCATATTAACCTTTATAAATAACATAAATTAAGAGTGAAACATGGCAAAACAAGTAATAGCAACAGGCAGCGCAGCTAACGACGGAACCGGAGATACACTACGATCTGCCGGTACGAAGATTAATTCTAATTTTACAGAATTATACGATATGCGCGCGCGAGTAACTAAAACAGAAACTACTGCCTCAATTAGTAATAATGACCAAGATAAATTAACTTTTGCTGATAGCGATGTTGGTAAGTCATTTGTATTGCATGAGATTAAACCAAGTGCCGCATCTTATATTAAACTTTATACTGATTCAGATTTACGTGTAGCTGATATAGGTAGAGGACAATTAGCTTCTCCGGTAGGCGAAGGTTTAATAACTGAATTTGTAACTCAAGCAGATAGCGCTATCAGATTTGCACCTGGCATAATTGGCTATACAGATTCTGATAATGTATTAGGAGTTTCAATGCAAGTTAAAAATTTAAGTGGTAGCACAACTGCAATAAGTGTTCGTTTAAAAGCGTTAAAATTAGAGATATAGGAATAACACCATGACTGCTATAGCAACAGAAGCTTTAAAATTTAATTTTGCTGAATTATTGCATAAAGAAATAATAAACACGACTGATAGTAATCATTTCTATATTGGTATCGGTAAAAGTGATCAATATGATAGTGCTTCTGATAACACAGTAGATCCAGTAAGAGTAAGAAGAGATGAGCAAGAAGCTCGATATAATTTAGAATCAATCATTAAAGTTTCTGAAACCGCAATGACTTTTAGTATTCCAAGAAATAATTGGATAAGTGGTACAATATATTCTGCATATAACGATAACCAAGTTGGATATCCAACTCAACCTTATTACGTAATTACTGAAGATCAACAAATTTATATTTGTTTAGCAAACAATCGTAATACTTCTGGTGTTGCACAACCATCTACAATAAAACCAAGTTTTGCTACTGAAGGTGTAGGAAATCATCAATCGTTTAAAACAGCTGATGGTTATATTTGGAAATATCTATATGAACTTTCAGTGGTTAAAGTTGCAGCATTTTTATCTTCTAATTTTATGCCAGTCGGAGTTTTTGATTCATCTACTGCGAGTGGTGCGGCTGAACAAGATCAAGCTAAAATAAGAAAAACTTCAGTGCCTGGTCAAATTATTGGTGTTGAAGTCGTAGATCCGGGTGCTGGTTATTCAAGTACACCAACATTAAATTTTATCGGAAATGGAACAGGTGCTGCTGGTACGGTCACTCTTAACGGTACGACCGTAGGAAAGATTGATATGAATTGTGTGATAAGTGATTCTGGATTTGGTTCAGGATATGATTTCGCACGTGCACAATTATCAGGTGGTGGTACGCCAAGTAAACCAGCAGTTTTACGTCCTATACTTGGCCCGACAAAGGGATTTGGTTTTGACGCAAGAAAAGATTTAAAATCATCTTCCTTAATGTTTAACGCTAAACCCGCAGGAGCTCAAAATAATAACTTTTCAATAACAACTACCGGTACGTTTGGTGGGCAATCTGATTTTAGACAGATAACATTATTTAAAAATATAGATTTTATTGATAGTGCAACTGCAGGAAATAGAGTTCAAGTAACAGATGCAAGAGCAAATCGAATTGTAACATTAACAACTAAACCGGCTTTTGTTAAAGACGAAAAAATAATAGGACAAACAAGCGGTACTGTAGCTCATATTGATCACATAGATAGTACAGGCGGTGGAGCTTTACAGATTCATTATCATTTTAATCATAGATCAGATTTTAGACACGGTACATTTTCAGGTTCAGAAGTTCTTCAAGGAAATACATCTGGTGTTTTTGGAACAGTAGATTCTGATAGTCAACCTAAAATAGCGAATTTAGGAGCTATTAATAGATTTAGTGGTGACGTGCTGTATATTGATAATAGATCGAGAATTATAAGATCTGCTTCACAAACTGAAGATATAAAAATTGTACTTACAATATAGTAGAGATAAAAAATGGCAACAAATCTTTCAAATGTAACTTTCAGCAACGTTTACAAAGACGATTTTGCAGACAGTGATAATTTTCACAGAATACTATTTAATAGTGGTAAAGCATTACAAGCTCGTGAGCTTACGCAAATGCAAACTATTATTCAAAAAGAAATCGAAAGATTTGGCTCAAATATTTTTAGACAAGGTGGAGCAGTTACTGGCGGTGGTTTAACAATTGATAATAAAGTCGAATTTGTTAACTTAGCTACAAATCAATTACCATCAACTCCGTCAACGCTTGTTGGAAAATATTATAAAGATAGTACAAACAATCTTATTATTAGAATTAAAGAAGTTTTAGTAGCAAATGCATCAACTTCAGATATTGCTATTGGTAGTGGAAGTGCAGTTAATCATAATGTTGATACATTAATTATAGAATATGTAAGCACAAGTTCAGGTACGGCTGGATCAGCACCAGTAAGATTGCAAGCAAGTAATATGTTACAAAGAATAGTTGCAGCTAATGATTCAACTTTGTTTAATGATGCTGTTAATTATCCGGATATGGCAGTAACGGCTGGTCATCCAAGCACAGGACAAAACATATCTGGTTTAGGATTAAAGGCAAATATCGATAAAGGTAGTTTCTTTGTACAAGGACATTTTGTATTTTGTAAAGCTCAAACAGTTACAATACAAAGATTTTCACCAATACCTAATACAATATTAGGATTTCAAATAGCTGAACAAATTATTAATACTGATGATGATACGTCTTTATTTGATAATCAAGGTGCATCACCCAATTTATCATCACCCGGTGCAGATAGATATCGAATACAATTAACTCTTACAACAAAAGTTCTTGCTGGTAGTAATAATTTTATATACTTAGCAAATATTGTAAATGGTAAACTTTCTGATGAAGTTAATTTAGATAATTCATATAAACAATTACAAGAAGTATTGGCTCTTCGAACAAAAGAGGAATCAGGTAATTATATTGTAAAAAGATTTGATTTAAATCCGAGTTCAATAACTTCTACAAAAGTCAATTATAATATATCAGATGGCATTGCGTATGTCGACGGTTACAGATTAGATTTAGATGCAAAAAGTGTCGAAGTCGATAGACCGACTACAACTCAAGAAGTTGATGGTGAATTAATTAGTACTAATTTAGGTAATTACGTTGTAGTTGCCGGTGATCACTCAAGTGATTCTGCTAGTTTAGAAAACAACAATATACCAGATATATCTAATTTTCAAAAATTAAATTTATATGCAGCGTTTTCTGCAGGACAAGGAACAGCCGGTGGTAATACTGCTGATCATGCAGCATTAGTTATTGGATCAGCTCGTTGTCGTGGACTTTATAGAGAAACAACTGGTAGATATCGAATGCATTTATTTGATGTTCGAATGAAAGTTGGTCAATCATTTTCTTTTGTAAGAAGTATTGGTAGAGATCAAACAAATTTCATGAATGTTGTTTTAGAAGGCGATCAAGCTGTTCTTAAAAATACTATTAATAATGATTTGTTATTTTCACTTCCAAAAAATAGACCACAGTTTGATGGCATCACTGGTTCATCGATGATTGTACAAAGAAAATTTACTTTCACAACATCGGCCGGACTAACTTCTATTTCTGGTACAAACGGCGGTGGGTTACCTGCTGGTTGTGATGCATTCTTTGGTGGATCAAGTTGGGTAGTATCAGAAGTTGGAGAAGGAATCGTTGAAGGCGCAGTTTGTTCAGTTGAAGCAGGTAATGTTACTTTTGCAGTTACTGGCTTACCTGTTGGATCTAAAACATTTAATGTGCTTGCGCAAGTTCAAATGAGTGGATCTACATCAGTAGCAGAAAGAACAAAAACATTAAAAGAGACTACAATAACTCGAGGTGCAACTTCTGATTCAGATGGTCGTGGATTTAAATTTATAAGTTTAGATAAACCTGATATTTTTGCAATCAAATCAGTTAAAGAAACAGATTCAAATGGTGTAGACATATCTGGTAATTTTGAATTAGATAACGGTCAAAGAGATAACTATTATGGTATCGGAAGATTGTTACCTAAAAAGAATGTAGATATGCCAGCTGCCAATGTATTTGTAAGATATCAGTATTTTGAGCATGAAGCTTCTGTGACTGGTGTTGGTGGACAAAAATGTTATTTTAGTGCTACTTCTTATAAGAATAACTCAAATGCAGTAGGTTCATTAGATGGCACCGGTGTAACATATGAAACAATACCTGATTATACAAAAGGTAATGGACAAAAAGTTAATTTAAGAGATGTTTTAGATTTTAGACCGGTAGGTGTACTACAACATGATTTTGATTCGGCCGGTGATACATTAAAAGCAAATGGTCATCATAATATTACATTTGATTCAAATGGTCCAGATGTTGCTGGTACAGTACCATTAATTCATTTATTACCACAACCCGGTGGAACAGTTCAAGCAAATGTAACATATTTTTTAGGAAGAAAAGATCGTTTAGTTGCAAGCTCTTCAAATCTTAGAGGTGGAAGATCTGCAACTGGATCTGTTGATTATATACAGGGTTTACCAAGCTTTGATCCTGAATTACCACATCTTCCAAACGGAGCTATGCCGCTTTATAATATTAATTTAGGTGGAAATACTATTAATACAAAAGACATTACTACAGAGCCATACGCAAATAAAAGATTTCAAATGGCTGACATTGCAAGATTAGAAAGAAGAATTGATAATTTAGATGAAGTTACATCATTAAGTTTATTAGAATTAAATACATCAACACTTAACGTTGTTGATTCTGCTGGTAATTCAAGAGTTAAGTCTGGATTTTTAGTAGATAATTTTAGAGATTATTCATTTACAGATATTACTAATAATCAACAAAGAGCAAGTATTGATCCGCAAGCTGGTTATTTGACGCCATTAGTTATATCTAAAGTTAATAGATTATTATATGATTCGGATGATGCTCAAAGTAATGCTGCTCTTCGCGGAGATAACTTATACTTATCAATGTCAGATTCTGCAGTAGAATATATCAATCAAAATCTTGCAACTACTACAGAAAATATTAATCCATTTGCAGTTATCAGATCTAATGGTCATATCGAATTATCACCTTCTACAGATACATGGGTAGAAACACAATTTGCTGCGTCTGAAGTTAATGGCGGTGGAACTGTAACTCAAACAGTACCAACACAAATTCAGTTTGGAAGTTTAGCCTCTTTTAGAGATAACTGGATTGGTCAACCAACTGCATGGAATGTTGGAGAAACATCAGTAGCAGCAGCTGGTAGAAGAAGAGATTTTTCTAGAACAAATACAAGAAGTGTTACAATTAGTGGAGGATTTGATACAGTAACTACACAAGTTGGTGAAAGAGTATTAAGTGTTTCAATATTACCATTTATGAGATCAATTAAAGTATATTTTAGAGCTCAAGGTTTAAGAAGAAAAACAAGGCACTTTCCATATTTTGGTAATTCATCAATTGATAACTTTACAAGACAAGAATCATTTGCTCGATATTCTACAAGAACAGATGCTGGCGCAGTAAGTGCTGGTGCCACTGCTCACCCAGATGGTTCAACAAATCTTACTTCTGATAGTAATGGAACTATTACGGGTTCATTTATTATTCCAAGCAATAATACATTACAGTTTAATACGGGTACGCAACAATTTAAATTATTAGATATTAGTGGTGGTATAGATTCAAATTCTATATCTTCGGCCAATACATCTTTTACTGCGGCCGGTACATTAGAAACAAGACAAAGAATATTTACTTCAACACGTGTTGAAAGAGTTCAAACTATTGTTGAAGAAGCAACTTCGTCTTGGACAAATTGGGTTGATCCATTAGCTCAATCTTTCTTAGTTGATCCTATCGATAATCCAAATGGTGTATTCATAACTAAAGTAAAGATTTATTTTGCAACAAAAGATGATAATCATGGTGTGCCTGTTCAGTGTCAGATAAGACCAATGGAAAATGGAGTTCCTGTAAATCAACCTTTACCGCAAGCTGTTAAGTTTGTAGAACCTGCTAATGTTAATGCAACCGCTTTAAGTGGTGCAACAATGGGTGGTGTACAAGGTGCGGGAACTGATTTTAAATTTGATGAACCAATTTACTTGGCTCCTGGTGAAGAATATGCGATTGTTCTTCTTGCAGAATCAACAGCTTATACAGTTTACGTGGCAGAAACTTATGAGTTTGTTGTTGGTACAACTGCACAAAGAATAGCTAAACAACCTACTCTCGGTTCATTGTTTTTATCACAAAATGGTTCAACATGGACACCTGAACAAAGTAAAGATTTAATGTTTACTTTATTTAGAGCAGATTTTAATACAAGCAGTTCAGCAATATTAAATAACGCTACTCCATCAACTGAAAAACTTGCAACTAACCCTATGCAAACTACTAGTGGTAATAATAATATAAGAGTATTTCATACAGGACATGGTTTTAACACAGGAGATAAAGTTACAATAAGTGGAGTAACTGATGCAATTGCAACTGTATCAGCTTCTATTATAAACGGAAATAGAACTATTTCAGAAGTAGATCATACAGGATATACCTTTACGGTTGGTTCTAATCCGAACGCAAACGTAAGAGGCGGAGGCGCGAATGTAGTTGTTACTGCTAATACTGTTTTAAATACATTTTTACCTCAAATTCGAAATTTACAAATACGAAATACTTCAATTACAGCTCAAGCTAAATTAACACTTGGAAGATCCTTTGGCGGAGCACCTAATTCTTTAGGAAGTCAAACCAGTAGAACTAATGGTAGTCATGGATATTCAAAGGAAACCAGCTTTTCTGATATTATTTTAAATGAATTTAATTATACAGATATGTCAAGATATATCCTTACAGATTCAAATGCAGCGCCGGCGCAACATCTAAGTGGTGCAAAGTCCGCAACTATTAAATTAAATTTGGCTACAAATGATACAAAAGTTTCTCCTGTTATTGATTTACAAAGAGCAAACTTAGTTGGATTTGAAAATTTAATTGATAAACAACATTCAAGTACTAATGCCACTTTAGGCGTTAAACCTATATTAACTTCTTTTACTGATGAAATTGAACCTACTGATGGTACACACGCTGCTAAACATTTAACAAGACCGGTTAACTTAGAAGAGTCAGCAGTTGGATTAAAAATATTATTTGCGGCTAATAGACCTGCTGCTTGTGAATTTAAAGTTTATTTTAGAACAGCTACTTCAGATGAAGATTTATCTACTCAAGCATTTATATTACAGCCAGAATTTAGTAATAATCCAGCTGATGATGATAATCAAACCTTTAGAGAATACGAATATCTACCAGGTGGACAAATTGGTAATTTAGATGCATTTACAAAATTTCAAATTAAGATTGTTATGAGATCAACAAATCAATCTAAGATACCAACATTAAAAGATCTTAGAGTGATTGCGATGGTGACATAATGAGTGGTTATGTAAAAGTTGAAGGGCATTCATATCTTATGAGAGATGGTCAATCCGGAGCGATAATAAATACAAATATTAATGAAATGACACAAGCGCGTATAAGAAAAGCTCAGCAGAAAAAACAACAAAATGAAATAAAAGAATTAAGAAGTGAACTTCAAGAAATGAAACAACTTTTAAATAAAATGATAGAGGTTAATGATGGCCGTCACAACAGTTAATTTATCCGATACAATTTCACAATGGGTGACTAAAACAAATACTATATCGACTAATTTAGGTGACATATCTACTTTAGCTACACCTGTAACAACTAATACTGTTGCGGCAATTAATTCGATTAAGACACGTGATTCGGCCGGTGTAAGAACAATAACAAATTTTACAAGTTTTAACTTTGATAATGTTGTAACGTTACAAATATTCGATTCATCAGGAAGTGTATTAAAAACGCTTAGAACTCCGGGGTCTTAAATGGCCTATCGTTTTCCTTTATATTACGATCGTAGTAATGGGTCATTGAAAAATATGACTCAAGCTCAATTAGCAGAAATTGTTAATGCAGTTAGATACGAATGGGGTGCTTCTCCTTATCCAGGATTAGGCGTAGTTATAGCCGGCGGTAGTATGGATTCATTGACCGAAACTCGATTACAGGCTGGTACTTTTGTTACTCATGTAAGTAGTTTTCAAGATGCACCTGATACTTCAATTGTAACAACAACATTTGATAAAGTATCTCAGTCACATTCTGGTGTCGGAACTTCCGAATATACTGGTAATTTACCTTGTTATTATGATGCATCTGGTATTATTAAACACATGTCATTACAAGATGTAAAAGATACATTTATTTATCCTGCAATAGTTTTATTAACTGATGGTACAGATCAACCCGGTACACATAAGATAACGACTTCAACTACTTTAGCCGGACATACTGTTGATACTGTAAATGGAGCAATGTATATCGATACAAGAGCAGATGCTTCGGCTTATACGGCTGGATCTATACCAGAAGCACAAGATCAGCCTACTAACATCACGTCATATTATCTAGCTAAAGTTAATAATATTGCTAATCCTACTCATCAATATCCTATGACAATACTTCCAGATGGAGATTTAGCAGAATATAAACCTGCAACTTTCAGAGCTTTATTGCAGCAAGTTGTAAGACGTACTGCTTTTACAGATGCTGGATATAAAATAAGATATGGATATTTTGATGGTTCCACACACACTGCAACTGGAGCTAATATGGGTACAGGTATGACAGATACAAGATTAAACAATCAAGCTACTGGTTCTGTTCAAATAGGTGGTGATGATTATAGAACTCAAGATTTTCCAGCTGGAACATCAGTAACAATTAACACTACTTTTTTACGAATACGGAGAGATTAAATATGCAACCTGGTTATGAATTTGTTGAAGCGAGATTTATAGATGAAGATCACCTTAACGTAGCAGTTATGTGGAAAACACCAGAAGAACAACTTATAGAAGAAGTTATATCTTCAGATCCAACTCAATTACAATGGAATCAACTTATGAAACACACAACTGAGAAAGCTGTGTGGGATCGAACTGCTGAATGGAAATTAGAAGAAAAGAAAAAGTTTGATGCGTATATCAGACCCGCAGTTGATGCTGAAGTTGAAAAAAGAGTTCAAGCAGAAATAGCTCTTAGAGAAAAAAAAGTTAAAGAAGAAGTATCTCATAGATTAGTTGAAAAATATCCTGTTTTAGTTGATGAGTTAAATACAAAAAGGTCTGAAGTAACAAATTTAGTAAGATTAGTTAAAGGAAAAGATGGAGAAATAGATAATTTAGTAACAAGCGTTAACTTAAAAGAAGGTGAAGTTCAGGTTTTAGCAAGAGATAATAAAATTCTTGTAGAAGATATTGAAAGAATAAATTTAAATATGAAAGAATTTATTGATAAGCCTTTTACTGTAGCTGCTTCTGACAAATTCCAAAAAGAATTTGAAGCTATTAAACAACAATTAAAACAGGATATGATTATAACTCCTGAAAAATTATTTCAATTACTTATTGAAAATAACGAAAATGAAGAATATCTATTTAAATTTAAGTTAGAGGCTTTCAAATTAGATCATATTAAAAATACTAAATCTAAAAAAATAAAAACAGATATAAGAAAAGCAAAAACTCTTATCGAATTGTTTAAATTAATATAATGAATATAATATTTGTTAAATGGGGTACTAAGTACTCGAGTGATCACGTTATCAATTTATATAATTCTTTAAAGAATTACGATTATCCAAATCACTACTATTATTGTTACACAGATAGAGATGCAGATGTTTTAATTAATGCTGGTCTTAGGACAGTTCCTATTCCAGAAAAACCATCGTTAAAAAAATGGTGGAATAAGCTTAAAATGTTTGATAAAGATTTTCCATTAGTTGGAAAAAATTTATATTTTGATTTAGATATTAAAATAAACTCTGATCCTTTTGATATAATTAAGCAAATTAATTGGAATAAACTAACGGTGATTGATTGTCACTGGAAAAAATCTAATCTATATAAAAGATTGTCTAATTACGATGTTGATATAAATTCATCAATGCTAGCGTGGCATTCTAAATCAACTAGTGTGCATGAAATGTGGGATCATTTTTATAACTCTGGTTATAAAGATTATTTCTTAAGAAAATACGTTGGAATAGATCGCTATATAGTACATGAAGATTTTGAATATAATACATTTCCACATGACTTTATACAATCATATAAATATGAACCAGATAAAAAAGCACCAGTAACAACATTTGAAGAGGTAAAATTTGAAGGAACAAATTCTATATCGTAGTCTTAAGATTATAGAAGAAATATATGATGAATCACAATATGGTGTAGATGATTTATATCGTATAAAAGATATTGTACATTCGTTAGATGACAATCATTGGAATAGTAAGCAATGGCTTGTTGATACATTAACGCCTATTCATAAAAAATTATTTCCAAATAATTGTAAAATGTATATTGCCGGTGGCTGGTATGGATTACTTGGTCATCTTTTACGTGATAGATTTAGCGATAATCATATCGTCTGTGGGGATATAGATCCTATGACAGAACACTATGGTCATAAATTATTTTATGATAGAGATATAGAATTTAAAATTGAAAATTGTTTACAGTCAAAAGATTTAGACGCTAATATAATTATTAATACTAGTTGCGAACATATTGATAAAGATGATCTTGCAGACTTTATACAAATGAAAAATAAAGAATCTTTAATAGTATTACAAACTAATGATTATTATGAGTTAGATTCTCATATCAATTGTTCGAATACACTAGAAGAATTTTGTGAGTTTGTTGAACCTCTATTATCAAAGAAATGGATTGTATCTAAAGCATCTTTAGATTTAGGTGACTTTAGTAGATATATGGTAATAGGTCAATGAATATAATTTATAGCATATACATCGATATTGAAGATGATAATTTAGATAATCCTGGTTGGTGGGAAAATGGTGTACAAATAAAAACAAATAAAAGTTTAGAAACTAAACTGGCATTTAAAAGAAACTATGATAAATTAAATCAAGTTAAAAAAGATTATGCAGAATCAATAGGAGCTGACTATATTTTATTTGAAAATGATAGTCAATATAAAGAATATTTTAAATCATTTCAAAAAAAATATTCACAGATATCTGAGTACGATGTTATAAATTTTTATAAGCAATGGTTAATGAAAGAAATGGCGTTAGAATATGATAATGTATGTTATTTAGATTTTGACGTTATACCAAATACAAAAGATGATATATTTAAAGCACATAAAATAGATACGCACTTTGCTTGTGCTGAAAATAATTCTTTAGCATTGTGGGGAAAGGTAGTAAATGCAAATAGATATAATACGTGTATTCGAAATCCTGCATCAAAATATTGGAATTGTCATGCAATGTTATTTGAAAAAGGATTAGAACCAGAAACCGATGTTTTTAATACTGCTATTATGATTGCATCAAATAAAATTATAAATCAATTAAATTATTTTGGTGATTTTGATAAGACTTTAGATTTAATGACTTATGTAAAAAATGATAAAGATTCTATATATCCTCACAATATTAAAAGAGTTTTTGGATATGATAACGAAACTGTATTTGCTTACAGAAGAGTAGTTAATGAAATAAAAATAGATTATATTACCGATGATTGGCACTGGAGAGTTGATTCGGATATATGGAAAGAAGACGCAAAAATGTTTCATGTCATGAATAAAAAGTTTGGTTTATTTTTATGAAAATATATTGTGTAAGTATAGGTGAAAAATACGGACCAGAGTTTGAGAAATATTTAGAAAATAAACTCGGTAAAATAATTTGGATACGAGATCAAATAGCCTCTAACGTTCCATTACAATGGAATAAAATGTACCCAATGTCTTTAAGTGATACTGAACCTGTTTGTGTAATTGATTTAGATATTGTTTTAGAAAATGATTACATGGATTTATTTAATTATCCAATAGAAAGAGGTGAGTTTTTATCAATTCACGGTTGGTGGAGAGATGCGCCGGGTTATACATTAAATGGCGGATTTTTTAAATACTATCCGATTGACTGTAACTACATATATGAAAAGTTTATGTCTGATATTGAAAAATGGAAAGTACATTATATTAAAAATAAAACTACAATCGGTCCAGTAAACGGCGAACAATATTTTGTAGAAGATAGTGTTAATGAAAAATTAAAATTAAAACTTGTGCCTGCAAGTTGGGTTACAAGATGGAAAAACGATTACAGTCATATATGGTTTGAAGAATTAACAAAGAAATATATAGATGTATCAGGAGAAGATTATCTTAAAAAAGATGATTGGAATCCTAATATAAAACTAGTTCATTATAATCACACATTAAATAAACCACAATGAAATGTTTAGTACCAGATACTGGAATTACAATTAATCCGATAGGAGAGCTTGTATTATGCTGTGCAGCTGATCATGTTCCTATTGGTCATATTAAAGATATAGACGACGTTTCTGATTTTTTTAATTCAAAAGTCTATAATGATTTAAGAAAAAAATTTAAATTAAAAGAATTTCCTGATCAATGCGATGTATGTAAAGTTCATTATAATGCAGGAAGAATAGCAAGATTTGATTCTTATAATAAATTTAGTTTTCCTACATATGAGCAAGATATTTCTAGTAAAACAATACCTATACGTTATTTAGAAATTACTACAAGTAATATTTGTAATCAAATGTGTGTTACTTGTTCTGGTAAATATTCATCTAAATGGGCTCCATACGAACAGCATGCTATTGATGTTGGATTAAATTGGAGAAATGAAAACCATAAGTTTCATACAGAAATTTATAAAATGACTGATAATGATGTTGATAAGATTTTAAAAATAGTTCCACACTTACAACATTTAACAATAAAAGGTGGTGAACCTTTTGCTGATCATAATAATATAAAGATACTAAAATTGTTAGGAGAAACAAATCCTAAGTGTCGTGTAGAGATATGCACTAACTTTCAATTGGTAACTAATACAGTTATTGATTTACTGCATAAAATAGAAGATGTTCATATACAAGCAAGCATCGATGGAACTTATGCATTATATGATTGGATTCGTGGCGGTAATTTTGAAAAAACAATCAACAATATTAATAGATATCACGCAGTAGAAGGAAGACACGTTATTCCGGTTATATGCATATCAATATATAATTGGATGAACATTGTTGAGCTGCTAGATTTTTTTAAAACTGTAAAGGGTACTCCAAGTATTGATCTTGCAAATTTAGTAACGTTTCCAAAGTATTGTTCACCGCTATATTTGTATCCTCGACACATAAAAGAAGGCCTTGATAAATTTTATAATTATTTAAAAGGTTATAAAAAAATTCACGATACAATTTATGGATGGAAAGATGCAGAAAACCGGTTAGTAATAAGTGGCATCAATAATATTAAAAGTGTAAAATATACAGAAGATTTTTTAGGAAATGATGTTATACAAAAACGCATGATTGATTGGATAGATTTTTGTTTAATTGCTCGTCAAAACAATGAAGACATATATGAATTAGCTCCGTATTTAAAAGAATATAAATGAATGAAGCAAAAAAAATAGCTAAATACCGAAAGTATTTAAATGATAGTGAAAAACAAATAACTTGTTATGCTCCTTTCACCTCGATGCATATCAATATGCATGGAGTAATGAAGCCATGTCCTTTTTCATTTAAAGGGGTGCAAAAGAAGTTTAAACGATGGACACCAGAACATTCAATAAAAGATTTTTTTAACGAAGAAGAATATGAGAATTTGAGAAATGCCATGATAGAAGGCACATTAACAGATGCGTGTATTTATTGTAAAAATTCTATTAAAGAAGATAAACCTCCTAGTAGCTTAGATTTTGATTGGGTTGGTGGTAAAAGAAATATTAACAATATTACTCCAAAAGAAATAGAAATTGAATTATCTAATAGTTGTAATTATATGTGTTTAGGATGCGGTCCAACGCATTCAACACAACATGTAAAAAATATGGGTTTAGAAAAAGATTCAAGATATATAAGTAAATTTGATGCAAACTCTGAATATTATGATAAAATTATAATTGATTTAAAAGAAATAATTCATGACTTACATCGAATTAATTTTACTGGTGGTGAACCATTTGCACAAAAAATTGTATATGATATTTTAAAAATGATAGAAAAAGAAAAACCAAAAGATTTAAAAATTCATTTTACAACAAACGGAAGTGTTATGAATGGAGCTGTAAAAAGATTAGCTCAAAAAGAAAATACTCGTTTTACAATATCATTAGATTCTATTAACCCAAAGATTTATCCTATAGTGAGAGTAAATGGCAATTTAAAAAATGTAATGAATAATATTAATTATCTATTAAAACAAAAAGCAGAACTTGGTTGTTCTTTTGTTATAAGCAAATACAACGTAAGAGAATTACCTGATATTGTTTCATGGTGTAACGAAAGATTTATTGAATTTTCTTATCATATTATTAATGAAATGGGACGTGGATGGGATCCAATTCTTCCTATAGCAGTTGAATTTGAAACTCAAGAATATAAAAAAGAATTAAAAAATTATCTACAAAATAAAATAGATGATATAAAGTTTGTAGAAGTAAAAGATTTTATAACAAACCAAGAAAAATATAACAAATGGTATGTACAACGTAAAAATTTAAATATGTTTAAACAATATATTGAAAGAATACAATAATGTCAAGTCCTAGATATATTTATATACATAAAAAATTAACTCAAAAAGTTAATCCAGAATCTTTGATAATTTCTAATAAAAAAAGAACTATTCCAGAAAATCAAAAATACATTAGCTGTTTTGCACCCTTTAATCATCTTAGAATTAATAGATCAGGTGAAGTATCACCGTGTTGTTTTTCTACACATAGAGAAAGATGGAAAAGAGGCAGTGTTAGTTTACGTGAAATTTGGTTTAAAGGTATTATTACCAAATATCAAGAACAAATGATTAATGAAAAATTACATTCAGGTTGTACTATATGCATTAATAAAATTAATCGAAATATTACTCCGCATATTCCAGATTATGATTGGAATGATAATGATAGAATGAGAAGCACACTTAATATAACCTATCCTAAAATACTCGATATCGAATTATCTAATTTATGCAATTTAGAATGTCCTATGTGTTTTGGTTTTTTATCATCTAAGCATGCTATGAATCGAGATAAATTTTATAATGAAAAAGCTGGTAAAGAATTACAAGGTAAAAAAAAGAATTGGGGTGTAAATAGATTTGATAGCGATAAAAACCTAAATGCATTTATCGAAGAGTTAAAAGAATTTATACCACATTGTAAAGAAATGCGTTTTGCAGGAGGCGAACCTTTTGCACATAAAGCTATGTATAAAATAGCAAAAGTAGTTGCAGAAATTAATCCAGAAGTTAGATTAGAAATATGTACAAATGGAACTGTATATAATAAAAATGTTGAAAAAATCATAAAAGAAAATAATGTTTCTTTCTCATTTTCTATCGATACTGTAATACCAGAAGAATATAATTCTATTCGTGTTGGTGCTGAATACGAAAAAACATTTCAAAACATTGAAAAAATATCTCAATTAACAACACCAGAAAATATAACAATATCTACTGTTTTAATGAGTAAGAATTGCAAAAACTTTATAAAATTTTTTAAATGGGGTTATGACAGAAAATATAAAATATTTGTTAATACGTACGATCTTCATGGAAGAAAAAGATGGATACCTGATTGGAGTTTATCTTTAGTAGATAAAGAAGTAAAAGACAATGTCATTAGCCAATGTGTGCATTGGTTAAACAAAATTAAAATAAAAGAAGAAGATTACAAATCAGACAATTTGTTTGAAAATAGAGATTTAGCCAAAAAATTAGCTGCTATTAAAATTTATAATAATAATTATGAAAATCAACTTAAAAAAGTAATATTTTTATTAAAAGAAAACACTAGTCAAGAATTAATTGACATATCAGAAGAAGAAAACTGGACATATACTTGATGACTAGGCATTTTCATGGAAAAGAAAATAGAGATCTTATAAAGCATAAACATTTTGTATACGAACAAGATGGTGTTTATCATAAAAAAATTACTAAATTTAGGACGCGTCATTGGTTTAATGATCCAGTTCGTGGTAAATCATATGCAGAAAATAAGTGGTTTAAAACTTATAAGAAAAGATTTAATGATCATCCTAATTTTGTATCTTTATTACACATTGATTTTGATGACAAATATTATAAAATGAGTAAAATTGATTACGTTTGTACATTATATGAAAGATTAGATAATTTACTAGTAAATCAAGCAGCAAAAAAATATTCTAAAAATAAGAACAAATATTTAGACAATGAAAAAGAATGTATACAAAAAATATTTAATCAATATAAAATTATTGTAAATCATATTCTTTCGTTTAACGATAACTTTTTACATATCGATATATGGGGTTATCAAAACGTACTGGTTGATAAAAATGATAATTTATTCTTAATCGATCCAGATGGATTTACACATTTAAACACAAAGCACACACACTGGGCAAAATATAAGATGTATAAAAACCTAGCAGATATCAAAAGAATAGAACTTTTCATTATAAATAAAGATATTAATATCTCTTGGGAAAGAATTAGATACGGTTATTTGTCAGATAGTTGTAAAATACCTGCATCTAGTTAAAGTTTATATTATATAAATAACATTAATAGTTTTTAAGGTATTTTTATGGCTCGGTACGAAGAATTTACTATAGATAAAGGTTCAGATATTTCAATTAGATTGGAATTAACTGATGCTGGTGGAGCTAAGAAAAACTTAACTGATCATTCTTTAAGAGCCAGAATAAAGAAGAATTATAATGACAGTGCAGGAGAAGCTGTTGAATTTTTTACAGCAATACCTCTTGCAACTCAAACTGATGGAGTAGTAACTTTAGGATTAACGCATAGCCAAACTAAAGGGATGAAAGCAGGAAGATACGTGTTTGATGCTGAGCTAAATCATATTGCTGCAGGTGGTCTTCGAATAAAGGAACGTGTTTTAGAAGGTGTCATTACTGTTACTCCTTCTGTAATGGATTCGGCATAGGAGAAATAAATGGCGACAATCGTAAATACAATCACTCAATCCACCCCGAGCTCATCACCGGCTGAGGGTCAAGAAAAGAAAAATTTCGATTCGTCAAGAATAGACTTTTTATCAAGCTCATTTGCAAACATTGATTCCGGAAGATATACAAATCTTCATGTTGATTCAGGGCATATTAATATATTAACAGCTAATAGTATTAGTTTTACTGGATTAAACGTAGACTCTGGTAATATTACCACATTATCAACAACGACTTTAAATCCTGCTACTATTAATGCTACAACAATTAACGGTGATTCTGGTAACTATACAAACCTTACGGCAGTTAATTTAACTGCTACTAATTTAAATATTAGTAATGGTACTACACTTTCTTTTGCAGGTATCTTTACAAATTTAACGGCCGACTCAGCCAATATTACAAATATCACATCTAATACTTTAAAAAGAACTCCTCCTGCCGGTGTTACACCTGGTAAATACGGTCAAATGGGAGGTAATAGTAAATTATCTAAAGCACCAATCATAACAGTTGATTCTTCTGGATTTATTAATATCACAGATCAAGGTGCTGTTGCTGGTGTTGCAAGTACTGCTTTTGATAGTGCTAGTTTTAACTTTAGTATTAATACTACTGATAGTGGAAGTACGCCAGTAGTTAAAATGGCTCATACAAGAAAGCCTGGTTTAGAGGCAAGTGCAAGTTTTTACGGAACAGCATCAAAAGTTCCAACAATTAAAATAAATGAATACGGTCATGTTGATAGTATTGCTTTAGTCGATATTGCAGGAATTAGTGGTACAAATTGGGATTCTGCTAATTCAACATTTCAAATTACTCAAACAGATGGTACTACAGTAAGTGAAGTTATTAATGGTTGGGGTGACAACCAAAAAATATATTTCGGTGCTGGACAAGATTTAGAAATATATCATGATACGTCAAACAGTGTTATTAGAGATGGTGGAACTGGTAGTTTAATTATTGCTGGTGATACAATTCAAATAATGAATGCAGCACAAACAGAAACAATGGGTTTGTTTCAACAAGATGCTGCTACTTCAATACATTATAATAATGATCCTAAATTATTAACAACCGCAACAGGTGTTCAAGTAAGTGGTACCGCAGTAACAACTGCTGGGATTACTGCAGGTAGTCATATCTTACCGGCAACTGATGGCGACGTTGATCTTGGATCTTCTACAAAGAAATTTAGAGATTTACATTTAAGTGGTTCAACTCTTAAAATTGGAACTATACAATTTAAAGACAGCGCATCCGGATTAAGAGTAGAAAAGATTACTGGCAATGAAGTAGTTCCAATTGTTTTTAGAGAGCTTGAAGTTGATTCTGCCACAGTATCAGGGAATATAACTGCCGGTACTTTTACAGGTGACGGTAATGCTCTTACTAATTTTAATGCAGCTCAAATTAGAACGCACATGTCTGCAGGAACCGGTGTTGGATTTGCAAGTGGCGTTATATCGATTGGCCAAGCAGTAGGTACAGGTAATGACGTACAATTTAAAGATCTTTTATTAACTGGAGATTTAACAGTTCAAGGTACTACAACAACCATTAGTAGTGCAACAATGGATGTTACAGATAAAAATATCACTATAGCAAAAGGTGCTGCTGATGCTTCAGCCGCAGACGGTGGTGGTATAAACATTGAAGGTGCTGGTGCTAACTTTACTTACACAAGTAGTAATGATAGATGGAATATGAATAAAGCCCTTGTGGTTTCAATGGTACACGGCAACGTAACTGGTACTGTAACTGATATTAGTAATCACAGTACTGATACTCTTTCAGAAGGTTCTACAAATCTATATTTTACACAAGGTAGAGCAAGACAATCTATTAGCGGCGACAAAGGTTTAACTTATAACTCTGGCGCCGGAATAATGGATGTTGATTCATCAAATATTATAGAATTTACAAGAGCTTCTTTAGGAGGCGATAAAGGTTTAACTTATAATACCACAACCGGTGTCATGGATGTTGATTCTGCTAACGTCAAAGAAATGTTTACCGGTGCAAATAACATAGTTTATAATAATTCCACTGGACAAATTCGTACAAATATAACAAGTGCAGATCTATCAACAGATAGTTCTTATTTAACTGCCACATCATCTAATCAACTAATATCATCGATATCAGCATTAACTCACAGAAGCGTAAAGTTTTTAGTACAAGTTCGTGTAGATGCCGGTGGTGAAAAAGTTCAAACTTCGGAAATAAATGTTATACATCAAGGTGGTAATGCGTTTATGACTGAATACGGTAGAGTAGGTAATACTGACGATAATTTGGCTACATATGATGCAGATATAAATTCAAACAATTTAAGATTGTTGGTGACTCCAGCAAATGCAAATACTGAATTTAAAGTATTTAAAACGGCAGTCAAAATTAATACAACTTAATAACGGCAGTTAAAATTACAGGATAAATCATATGCCTATTAGAAAAATAACGTTACAAAGAGCGGCTTCTGATAAACCGCAGCTGGGTGCAGATTATATTGATTCAAGCTTTGCACTAGACTCGGCAGAAGCAATTCAGCTACTAGGATTTAATCCAACACTTGGTAATAGTTTTGTCGACTCTGCAGAAGCTAAAAAACTTATTGAAGGAGATAAAGGTTTAACTTATAATACTGGTACCGGTGTTATGAGTATTGATTCTGCAAACATCAAAGAAATGTTTGAAGGTGACAAAGGTTTAGTTTATAATAATTCTACCGGTGTTTTTAATTTAGATTCAGCAAACGTTATTAGTTTTACTCGAGAATCGATATCTGGTGATAAAGGTTTAGTTTATAACAATGCTACTGGTGTATTTAATCTTGATTCAGCAAACGTTAAATCAATCTTTGGAACAGATAACAAAGGTTTAGTTTATAGTAATGGTACATTTAATGTTGACTCAGCAAATATAAAAAGTTTTACGGTTGCTGATGCGATTAATGATGGCACTACTACTATTGCGCCTTCACAAAATGCGGTGTTTGATGCACTAGCTCTTAAAGCAAATACGGCTGCAATACCAACTCTTGGTGGAAGTTTTGTAGACTCGGCTGAAGCGAGAAAACTAATTTCAGGTGATAAAGGGTTAACGTATAATAACGCAACTGGTGTCATGGATCTTGACTCTGCTAATGTCACAGAAGTTGCTAGAGCAAGTATTATATCACATAATAAAGGAATAACATATAATAATACTAGTGGTGTTATTCAAGTCGACTCTTCAAATATCAACATTATAGCCGATGCAAGAATAACTACGGCTTTAGCTGGCAATATTATCATTGGTGGTACCTTAACAGTTAACGGTACTACAACTACTGTTAATTCAAATACTGTTAATATTGGTGATAATATAATTGTATTGAATTCTGATGAAACTGGAGCTGCTTCACAAGACGCCGGAATTGAAATAGAAAGAGGTACTGACGCTAACGTTCTATTGAAATATGATGAAAGTTTAAATAGATGGCGTTTTACTAATGATGGTACAACTTATCAAGATCTCGGAGCGGGTACCGGTGATATTACTGGTGTTGACATTACTGCAGGTACTGGATTAACTGGCACGTTAAGTACAACTTCAGGTGATCATACACAAACAATTAATGTTGATGTTGGTACAAGCGCAAGTAAGATTGTACAGCTAGATGGTTCTGCTAAATTGCCGGCAGTTGATGGATCAGCTTTAACTAATTTACCAGGAGGTTCTTTTGTTGGTTTATCAGATACTCCTGCAAACTTTACCGGTGCTGCAACTAAAATAGTAAGAGTTAATGCCGCCGGAAATGCATTAGAATATTTATCTGATACTACATTAGTTGATGCTGATTTTTCTTCTGCTGGTTTAATGAAAACAGATGGTGCTGGTAATTATTCATTAGTTACTGATGCTAGCGCCAATTGGAATACCGCTTTTGGTTGGGGTAATCATGCGAGTGCTGGATATTTAACATCACAAACATCTCATGCTGATGTTCTAGTTGATGGTGATTTTTCATCAGCAGGTATTATGACAACAAATGGTTCTGGCACTTATACAGTAATTACTGATGCTAGTTCAAATTGGAATACTGCGTTTGGCTGGGGTAATCATGCTAGCGCTGGCTATCTTACTGGCACTTTACCAACTTTAGGTGGAAGTTTTGTAGACTCGGCTGAAGCTGCTAAAATACCAGAAACAGAATTTAGTGTTACAACAGCAAATGGCGGTGTATACAAATTTACTGGTGATGGTTTTCCTACACAATCTGGTGATAATCCACCAATCTTTTTTACTCGTGGTAAAAAATATGTTATAAACAATTCTTCTCATTCAGGACATCCACTTTATATTAAAACAACTGCAGGTGCTGGAACTGGAAATCAATATTCATCCGGAGTAACTGGACAAGGAACTGTTAAGGTTACTTTTGAAGTTCCGATGGACGCACCTAAAGTATTATACTACCAATGTTCTGCTCACACAGCGATGTATGGTCCGATTTATATATTAAATGATACATTTGGTCCTGATTCTTCTGGAGTTAATACATTAGCAGATGCTAGAATTGCTGCTGCTTCAATTAACGCTTTATCAGACGTAAATACTGCAGGTATATCAAGTGGCCAAGTTTTAAAATATAACGGATCACAATTTGTAGCTGGTAACGATTCGAGCACAATTGGTATTCAATTCGCAGATTCAAATGGAACATTAGCAACATCCGGCACGTTAGTAACTTTTACTGGAACCGGTGTTACTGTTTCTGGATCAGGCGCAAGTAAGACCGTTAATATTACAGGTGGAGGTGGAGGAGGAGGCGGATCTCTTAACAATATTGTTGAGGATACCACACCACAATTAGGCGGAAATTTAGATGTAAATGGCCAAAAAATAACTAGTGTTTCAGGTGGTAATATTGATATTGAACCAAATGGAACAGGTGACGTATTACTTGGTAATTTCAGATTTGATGCCGATCAGAGCGTTGGTTCTGGTCAAGACAACCACGTTTTAACTTATGATAATTCAACCGGAAAAATAAGTTTAGAAGCATCTGCAGGCGGCGGTGGTGGAAGTGCTATTACAATACAAGAAGAAGGATCCTCGTTATCAACTGCAGCATCTACAATTAATTTTGTTGGAGCAGGAATAACTGCTAGTGGAACAGGTTCAACAAAAACAATTACAGTT